GGCAAGCAACAGGAGCATCAGCGAAAACATTATATAATATAGATTGTCTTACATACGCGGAATATGAAGATGCCTAAATATTAACTTAAATATTATGACTTATTAAATAATAATATTTAAACCCCAACCCGCGCGATGCCAAGGGCGACCCCCGAACGAAGTGAGTAAGGGCACTTGTTGCCCTGATGGGGTCTGTCCCGCGGCAACAGAGACGAAAACCGCGTTTTCGTACCCATCAAGAGTTATCCCATTCGTCATCAGATTCAAGTTCATCTTGGCGTAAATTAACAACATTCCAGCGGTCAGCACTTAACTTATCCATTTCAGCAGGGGGAAAATTAGCAAAACAAATAACGTGTGGAGAATTAAACACTTTAGAACCAGTTTCATATTTTGTATTACAAACCATACCATTCTTAGTACTTTCTAAAGCACTATAGGAAACATTACCAGCATTAGCACGCGGAATATCAAACATAACACAATTACACTTATCCATATCTTGATTAAAGACAAGGTTCATAATATCAGCAACTTTTCCCCCAGAACAAAAAAGTACATTATGCTTAACAATACAATACTTAATAAATTGAGACTTACCAATATTTCCTTTAGGTTCCCAATACCAATGAATAGTTCTATCATCAGGTTCAGATAAAATTAACTTTTCTATATCTTTTTGCCAGTCATATAGATTAGTAATGATTTTTATAGGTTTAGGACAACCAAGGGAAAAGACAACATTTCCTTCTTTAGAACAATACGAGATATTATCTTGTAAATTACCTTTGGATTTTTCCCAGTGTATCTTTTTATTAGTAAAAACAGATAATGGTCTAGATTTAGTCTTAAATTCAATATAACCTTGTAAATGAGGAGTGCCTTGCTCGCCTACTTCTGAACCAATAATACAAACCTTACAATTTTTGGAACTAATGGAACTAATAGACTTTAAATCATCATCAGTCCAATTATTTAAAGTAAAACACCATCTAATAGAGGGAGCAATTTGTTTAGAGGTTGGGGAAATAGTATTACCCCCAACCGGAACTAATGGAACTAAGTCAGACATTATAATATACCATAATAAATAGTCTTTAAATCAAAATTAATAATTGCGTTAAAAAACAACTTAAAGAAATAATATATAACTATATATAAAAAATGCCCTATGGGTTCTACCTCCGCAAAAACCGCAGAAAATTCCGCAAGGTCTCGGTTCAGTCAAAAACGCCAATTAAGTCTGTATATAAATATGGTAATCCAAAAGCAATCATCCGTCGTCCGAAGGCGACTTCTTTTGCTAAAAGAGTTAATCAAGTTATTTCTAGAAATGTGGAAAATAAATTCACAAACACGCTCACCTACAACGACGCCATAGCAAGAACAGATGCTGTTTCAGCATATACATTCTTTTCTTGGACGCCAGGAAAAAACGCTACAGGAAGCAGATTATTTAATTTAGAAGATAGTAGTCTTCAAAATGGACGTATAGGAAATGCTATAAAATTAAAACGATGGATTATTAAAGGAATAATTCAACCAGTATTATCAGCATCAACAACTATGACTAATTCAAATGTAGGATATGTAGATGTATATTTTGGAAAACTAATGAATAATTCAGCACCGCCATCAAATACATTAGCAAAATTATATCAGAATGGAGCAACTCAAACTACACCAACTTGTTTAAGTACAGATATGTTAAATCCATTAAATAAAGATCAATATAAAGTTTATTATCACAGACGATTCAAAATGGGAGCAGCATCAGACCCTGATACTTATTCAGTAACAGCAGCAACAGCAGCACAGCACCCAGGAAATAATGACTTTAAATTAAGTCAAACATTCGGTTTTGATGTCTGTAAATATATATTAAAAAATAAATCAGTAAAATATGATGATTTTACAACATCAGCATCACCTTTTCTTCCACCTAATAACGCAGATATGTTAAACTTAACTATATGGGCGACATATACACCACAAACAGGGCAAGCAACAGGAGCATCAGCGAAAACATTATATAATATAGATTGTCTTACATACGCGGAATATGAAGATGCCTAAATATTAACTTAAATATTATGACTTATTAAATAATAATATTTAAACC